GCGCATCATCAACAGATAGAACATCCAGGGATAGAACTGGTGCAGATCCATTAAAACAACTTTGGCGAGATATCAAAAAGGATGTAAAGCCATTAACACCAGAAGAACTAGCTATGTGGGTGGCCGCTTGGAAATCTCAAGAGTTAAAATTGGATGATAACGACAAGGCAATTAGATGAAACCACAACAACACGCAGAACAAGCTGCGATCATATTAAAAGATAGAGCTGAGAAGCTAGGTGATTATAAACCACTTTATAACAACATAGCCGCCAGGGTGAATCTAAGCCTGGGCAATAAACTTGCTCCTGGTAAAAAAATAACTGCTGCCGATATAACAAAAATATTAGTGGAAATGAAACTGGCTCGTATTGATTGCGGCAAGCCAGATAGCGATCACATTTGGGATGCTGCAAATTATTTATTTCTATTTGGAGGATTGACAGATGAAAAGTGATTCATATAATCGAGGTAACGAGTTATGCGCTAAGAGTAGCGCAAAGCTTAGCTATGCTACTAGTAGCGCTAAGAGTAGCTTTAATACAACTTCAATTTTTAAGAACTTAGCTAAGCTTACAAACACAAACTACAGATCTGCTATACGCAGAAATCAAAAAAATCCATTTGATGAGCTTGAAAGAAAAATTTTAAACAAGCTTAGACCCAATTATTCCTACGAAGATTTTACGCAAATACAACACGCCTTGTTGAGGATGCCATTGCTTGATAAAATCATGTGGCTTAGAGAAACTGAGGATGCTTTTAATGCAAAATCAGATTCATAGCATTACTGATATTGATGAGCTGTTTAAAGAAGCTGCTGAGACTGAACGAAAGTTACCGGCTAGTATGAGACATCAAAAAATGGCTTCCTGGCCAGATTACGTTACTGAGTGGAGTGGTTATGGCTACAGCTCAGAAGGTGTTACCAGGCTTAAAGCTACACCAGAGCAAATTACCAGGTTGGATCTAGCTGTTGAAATTGGATTGCATAAGTTAGACACAGAAGATAGAAGGCTTATTTGGGCTGTTAGTCATAGTGCTGCATTTAGAGAGAGAGGACCTAAGTGGTCTAAGTTAGCAAAAATCCTAGGTCTACATGATCCTAGGATTGTGAAGCGAAGATATAAAGATGCTTTAGTTAATCTTTATTATAGGCTATGAAAATTTTACATGAGTTTTGACCCATTCTTTTTCATAAGCTTTAGTTTTGTGGGCATACTTAGCTGCATCATCAATAGTTTTAAACTCACCAGCTACAAGTTTACTTGACTTGTGAATACTTACCACCATTTGCCATTTACTTTTTATGTGCTTATATTCTGGAACAAACTGAACTTGTGCTTTTAATCCATCATCAAAAGTTAAATCATATATTTCTGAATTTTTATGACGAGTTCTTTTTTTAATAAAATTAATCATTAAGCAGCTTCTCCCTTTAATAGTTTAATACTTTGCTCTAATTGACAATGTCTTGTCAACTCAATCCAAGTCCACTCCTCAATGGGCTTGGCTTCATTCATCTTCACGAACTTTAAGAACTTTTTTAAGATCTCTTTTTTATTAGGCTTCTTCATGTTAACCAGCGACCCCATTAACTTCCCAATTATAAATCCCCAAGGCTTCATCCCAAAGCTTGTTAGCATCACCATAATGGGCAAAGCCATTCTCATCAGCAAAGTCCATGCTGCTTCCTCCATAGACAACATCTGCCATCCCTTTAGTTTTTAAGACGTAGGCGATCATTTCTGGAGTTTTACCAAACCCAACTACATTTCCTGCTCCAGCATACATTTTGATCCCACCATTATAAGCGTTTATATGATTAACATTCATTAAGCAGCTCCTTTCATTGTGTTAGTTGCCTTTATCATTCCTTTGGCCATGAACTCCATGAAGTGCATGACATTGCCATTCACGAAATCTATTTTTACAAAATTGTTTTTGATCTTTGCTTTTGTCTCTGGATCAAGCTTTTTGACCCAATCTATAACAACCGCTGTTTCTACTAAGTGAAACATGCCAGCTTCATCAAACTCAAAAGTAAAACCGGTATCAATTCCTTTTTCCTCAATGAAAGTGTCGAACCATTTGTTGAAAGCCATTTTCTCTATCTCCTTTTGTTATTAATTCCCTTACACTATTAATATAATATGCATGACGTTAAAAGTCAATAGCACATGATGAAATAAATCATATTAAAGTTTTTAAGCTGTGATCCAGCCAAAGGGAAGCGGGATATCTTCCGGTAAAACTATGAGGTGATATTGATTTGATGAATCAACTAACCTGGATTCTTTTGGGTACATTTGCAGCGCATCACATTCTTTGCCGCAAAGTGTATTCTTGATATCCTGGAGTTCTGCCCAGCTTATGTTTGTATTTCTGTCCTGGGTTCTAATTGATAGCCAGGTGCATTTTCCTTTGAGCTGGTCTATGTGTATCATTTCATCAGCATCAGATCCTTTGTAAACCTGGATCATAAATTTTTCATTAGACCACAGCTCACCTTTTTTTAGATGTTCTATGTTTTTCTTTAAGCTGGCTTTGAGCTGCTTCTTTGTAACATCCAGGTTCTTATCCTTTGCAGCTTTCATTACTTTGGCCAGTTGGTCTTTGTAGCTGGCCTTTTCTCCAATAGCTTTGTATAAGTTCATAACTTCTCCTAATTAATGGGCAAAATCTGGATCTAGGTATAGATTACAGACCTTTAATTCATCCCAGGCTTTTCTAGTCATTTTGAACTTAGTTGTGTGGATTAGATTCATAACTTTAACCCATTTATATCCAACCTTAGCCCAAACTAAAAAGCTTCCACATATGGGAAGCTTGGGTTCAAATAATCGCACTTTGTAAAGCTTGGCGGTTTGCCAAGCTCCTTTTGGTTTCCATTGTGTTTTCATTTATTAAGCTCCTTCATAATATTGATCTTCTGTGTAAATACCTACGCCAACCGGCTTGCCATACAGCATCATTTGGCCTTTGTTTATCTCAGAAATATCGTAGCTAATTGATCCTGGAAATTCATCCCAGGCAATAAACACTTTGCCAGGATTGATTTGAGTAATTACACCATATCTATGAGCTTCCATTGCTCCATAATCACCAATAATTTTAGTTCCTATTTTCATTGTATCTCCTTTGTGCCTGGTTTAGTTTTGCCTTCTGCAAGCTTCTTAGCGATCAGCTCAGCTATGAGCTTGTTTGTGGCTTCGTCAGAGCCGGTAACAACAATGTTGTTATCGACCCAAGTTGTTTTAAGCTCTTTGTCAGCCATTAATGACCCCATCCAGCTGCTGTTTGGTAAGTAGGAACTCCATCCCATTTGCCTGCCCAGCTGTAAGTGTTTGGAGCAAAGCCAGGATCACCGCAATAGCTGTTCTTGATCTTTGCTTTGTAGACTGTATTGCCTTCCTTGTTGCCTGGAACAACTTTGTCAGCTCCATGATCTCCAAAATCAGCAATGACTGTGTCAACCTTGATATATTTCATGAAGCAGGGAGTAAAACCAACACACTTGAAAAAGTCTACGTTTGTCTGGTCATAACCCCAGCTGCATTTGAAAATGTCACCGATTTTTACTTTGTTTTCCATGTTAGTAATTCTCCTTTAGAAAGTTTTTGATTAGTTCCCAATGCTTTGGCGGTTTAGTCTTTCCTTTTAAGGCCTGCATGAAAAGTATGAACTTCTCATCTTCAAAAGGTAATGCTGGATCTAGTAACAGCTCACCGCAAATAGCTTCGTATTTCATGACTGCGTTCATTGTCTCTCCTTTTGTTGTTAATAACCTTACATCTCTTATATAATGTGTATGACGTTAAACGTCAAGTAGTATGATTAAATAAATATAAATTAAATTATTTTTAATCAATGTGCTTGACTGAATGTTGCGAAAAATATAGTGTTTTTATTAAGCTAAGAGGAGCTAACCGGATTAGGAACAATAGTATTAATCCAATCCTCTGAGTTCATTAAAATCCTTACAAATAGTCTAGCTTCTTCATGAGCTAGGCTATTACTTTAAAGGCGAAAACTAAGCTTATGGCCAGACTAAGAGTAAACAAGACGCAAATGACTGAGATATGTGAAAGCATAGCTGAAGGCATTAGTTTGACCAGGATATGTAACCAAAGTAAGCATTTACCTTCTTGGAGAACTGTTTTAAGGCATGTTCAAGAGAATGAAGAAGCTTATGGTTTATATAGACAAGCCAGAGTTCTTCAATGCGAAGTGATGCGAGATCAGATCATAGATCTAGTCGAAGCTCCGCTGCCTAACGATCCGAAGCTGGCAATGGCTGAGGTTCAGAGAAGAAGGCTGGAAGCCGATCATAAGGACAAGCATATAAGACAAATGCAGAGTAGTGGACTAAGAGATAAGCCAGAAGATAAAGGTGCAGCACAAGGGCAGATTACGTTGAGCTGGCAGAATGGAACAGTAGAGACTGTGACGTAGTTGCTGTGATTTGTCTACAATCATGGCAGTATTCACGCACACGAGTTTAATAATAGTAATGCAACACACAACCATTATCATTTAAAATTAATTACCTGGTTTCGTAATCAATAATGTAACCAATGAGCTGTGATCTAAGCTGCAGTTAAGATCCATACGAGATTTGATAGCGTAACATGGGGCGGCAAAAATATTTTTATACCCCCCATACCCCCCAAACGATCCGGGCGCTTCTCTATACCATAACATATCCTTGCTTTGGAGTGTCTGACACATGAACATTGAGATACCCTATAAGCCAAGACCACTTCAAGCCAAGCTACACGCTGAGCTGGATAAGAAGCGCTGGGGTGTAGTTGTGTGTCACAGACGATTTGGCAAGACTGTGATGGCTATAAACCACTTGCTGAGGGCAGCAATACTGAACACAAAGAACAACCCTAGATACGCTTATATAGCGCCCACTTATAGGCAGGCTAAGATGGTGGCCTGGTCTTACTTGAAAGAGTTTGCTTTAAAAGTGCCTATGGCATCTTTTCATGAAACTGAGCTTAGATGTGATTTGCCGAATGGTGCAAGAATACAGCTTCTGGGTTCTGAGAATTTTGATTCGCTGAGGGGAATTTACCTTGATGGATGCGTAATTGATGAAATGGCTGATATCCCGGAGAGTTTATTTCCGACTGTGTTAAGACCGGCTTTATCTGATCGTAAAGGATGGGCTTTTTTTATTGGAACGCCTAGAGGACATAACGCTTTTTATGATCTTTATGAAGCGGCTACGAATAGTAATGATTGGTTTACCCAGGTTTATAAGGCTAGTGAAACTGAGATTGTTGATGAGGAAGAATTAGTAGCGGCTGAATCAATGATGAGCGCTGACCAGTACGCCCAGGAATTTGAATGTTCATGGGTGGCGAATGTACCAGGATCTATTTTTGGGAAAGAATTACAGCAGGCGCAGGAAGCCGGTAGGGTTGGAAACGTGCCATATGATACAGCTCATAGGGTTGATACCTGGTGGGATCTGGGAATTGGCGATAGCACCGCTATTTGGTTTACGCAGAATGTAAGTAGGGCAGTACATGTTATTGACTATTATGAAGCGAGGGGTGAAGGGCTACCCCACTATGCTAAAATACTTGCAAATAAAGATTATGTTTATGGCACTCACAATGCGCCGCATGATATTGAAGTTCGAGAACTTGGAACGGGAAAGAGTCGCAGGGAGATCTCCTATGACTTGGGGATCAACTTTCGGGTTGTTCCAAAGCTACCTATTGAAGATGGTATACATGCTGCACAGATGCTTATATCACGCACTTGGTTTGACCAGGACAAGTGTAAAGTCGGACTCGAAGCGCTTAGACACTACCACAGAGCCTATAACGAAAGACTTAGGACTTTTAGAGCCACTCCGGTACATGATTTCTCAAGTCATGCGGCGGATGCGTGGAGGTACTGTGGCGTGGGAATTAAAGAAAACAAAACCTTTGAAAGACCGCCACAAGAAATAGCGGATAGTAATTACAATGTTTTTGGAGTAGCAGTTTAATGTCGTTTTTATCACCCAAAGTTCAAGCTCCTCCTCCAGTTGAAGCTGCACCACCACCGCCGCCAGTTGTAAAACCAAACACAACAATCCAGGCGGAAGCGGATAGAAAAAGAACTGACCCTAAGAAAAAGTCTAGGAAGAAAACTATTTTAACTGGACCGACTGGAATGATTGAAGATGAAGAAATAACTTATAAATCTTTATTAGGTTCTTAATATGGGAGCTGAAACAAGTAGTCCAGGCGAGCCAACAAGCTATGAGAACGAGTATCGTGCCACAACTGGGCCAGATGAAACTAGGGATGTTGATGCTAGAGTAGCAAACCCATCTCTTTATGGAGATTTTGCTGGTAGTTCAGCTTTGTCTGCGCAACAAAAAGGTCTAGGAAGTATTACTGGTAGTAAAGTTGTAGACGCTTTAATACCTGGTGTTGGAGCATTAAATTTAGTTTCTTCTTTATCAGCCGGTTATATGCAACAAAGCTTACAAAGAGGTGGCAGTCCGGTTTATGGCAGCAGAGGAACTGTCGAAGGCGTGACTAATGAAAATAATATATTTGGTGTTGACTACACAACTTATAGTGGGAATCCAGATCTTGATCCAAACAAACAACCCAATTTAAATGATAGTTCATCACCCGAAGTATTGAGTGTTAACACGAGTGCCATAAACAAAGTTGTCAAAGCGGCTTCTACAGAAACAAGTTCTTACAATCCTAATCAAGTGGTTAACGCTAGTGCGGCTTCATCTTCAAAGAGAGCTAGTCGAAAAGGTACAATTTTAACAAGTCCGCAAGGTGACACAACTCAATTAACAACGATTTTAAAACCAGGACTTAAAGGAACTTTAGGATAAATGGCAGAGATTGATTCAACAGCTCACCTCCTTTTAAAAAGGTTAGGTAGTCTGGAAACCCAAAGAGCTACCTGGGAAAGTCATTGGCAAGAAATAGGTGACTACGTTGTTACCAGGAAAGCCGATATAACTAAGAAAAGATCCCCTGGTGATAAGAACACCGAGCTTATGTTTGACACAACAGCTCCATTAGCGGCTGAACTTTTAAGCGCTTCCCTTCATGGGATGCTTACAAATATGTCAACTAAATGGTTTTCTCTTAGGTTTAGAGATCGAGAGCTGGAATCTAGTGATGAAGCTAAAGAATGGTTAGGAACTGTTGAAGATGTTATGTACCAGGCGTTCGCCAGGTCTAACTTTGCTGAGCAGATCCATGAATTATACCACGATTTAATCACTTTTGGTACTGGTGTTCTGTTTATAGAGCGTGATGATGACTTCCAAATTAGGTTTTCAGCCAGGCATATATCGGAATGTTACGTTTCAGAAGATGATAATGGCCGAGTTGATACAGTTTTTAGAAAATTTAAGATGCCAGCTAGGGCAGTTATCAATAAATTTGGCGTGGAAAACATGTCACAGAAGATTTTAAAGAGGGAATCTGAGAACCCTTACGAAATGATTACATTAATTCACGCTGTTTTTAAGAGGGATGAACGAGATATAACAAAAATAGACGCTGGTAATAAGCCAGTAGCTTCTGTTTATTTAGATCCAGAAGGGAAAACTGTCTTATCAGAAAGCGGATTTGATGAATTTCCTTACTGCGTACCTAGGTTTTTAAAGAGTTCTTATGAAGTTGGTTATGGAAGATCGCCTTCAATGGTGGCTTTGCCAGATATAAAAATGATTAACGTTATGAGTCAAACTACGATCCGAGCAGCGCAAAAGCAAGTTGATCCTCCCCTGCTTGTTCCGGATGATGGATTTGTGCTGCCGGTTCGTACAGTTCCAGGCGGTCTAAACTTTTATAGATCGGGAACAAGGGATAGAATTGAGCCATTAAATATTGGCGCTAATAATGTTCTTGGCCTTAACATGGAGGAACAACGTAGAAAAGCTATTCAAGCGGCTTTCTACGTTGACCAATTACTTCTTGGGCAAGGACCACAAATGACAGCAACTGAGGTTGTTCAAAGGTCTGAAGAAAAGATGAGGATGCTTGGCCCAGTTTTAGGAAGGCTACAATTCGAGTTATTACAACCACTTATAACCAGAACCTATAATTTACTTTCAAGACAAAAAGCATTTGATGCCGCTCCAGAGTTTATGAGAAGTAGTGATATTGAGATTGAATACGTTTCACCATTAGCAAAAGCCCAGCGCCAGGGTGATGTCCAATCCATGATGAGATTTTTAGAAATGTTATCTCCATTTGCTCAGATTGATCCTTCTATATTAGATCACTTAGATACTGATGGTATGGCTAAAGAAATGATTAAAGTTCTTTCTATACCAGCTTCTGTGATTAAAGGTGATGAAGAAGTTGCCCAGGTAAGAGAACAGAGACAACAGCAACAACAGCAACAAGCAGAGCAGCAGCAGATGATGCAAACCGCAGAAGCGGCTGGCAATGCAGCTCCTATGTTGAAAGCTATCGAATAATGGACCAGGTTGATTTAAGGCAATCCTATAAGACTATCTTAAAGTCAAATGATGGCGTGAAGGTTATGGCGGATCTGGAACGAAGGTATTTTATTAAAGGTACTACGTTTTCAAATGAGTCAAATGAAATGGCATATTGTGAAGGGCAGCGCACAGTAATTTTATTTTTACAATCCATGCTGCAGGATGAAATCAAAAGAGAGGAAGTGGCGGAAATATGAGTGATGAGCAGGTAGCGGATGCTCCGGTTGATGCCGGACAAGCAACGTCTGTCGAGCCAACAAATGATTGGCGCACAGCAATTCCAGAAGAAATTAGAGGCCATAAAAGCCTAGAAACAATTACTGATGTAGGATCATTAGCAAAATCCTTTGTCAATGCACAATCTATGATTGGAGCTGACAAGGTAGCGATCCCTGGTAAATATGCGACTGATGATGATTGGAGCGCAGTTTATGATAAAATGGGAAGGCCTGCTGAAAGTTCTGGTTATGAACTTGAAAATAAAATAGCAGAAGGCCAGGCTGAAAATGTAGAAATGATGACTGGCTTTAAAGATGTCGCTCATAAACTTGGGCTGCAGCCAAAGCAGGCGCAAGGTCTATTGAATTGGTTTAATGATACCACAGCTCAAGAAGCTCCAGATCCAAACGCTATGGTAATAAAGCAACAACAGACAGTTGATAACCTTAAAAAAGAAATGGGAGCTGCATTTGATGATAACATTGCCCTGGGTAATGGAGTTTTATCAGAGTTTGGAACAGATGATATTGTAAGTTTAAAGATGGAAGATGGTTCTTTATTCGGAGATAACCCAGATGTTATAAGAATGATGTCTAAGTTAGGAAGATTCCTAAAAGAAAAGGTTGGCGAGGACACACTTGCTGGCACAAAGATGAGTGGTGCGCCAACAAATGATGAATTAAATCAAAAATTAAGAGAAATCCGCAGGCCAGATGGTCCTTTTTGGGATGCAAAACACCCAGAACATACCTGGTATGTGGAAGAATCTCTTAAAATAGCGGAGCAATTAGAGTTATGAGTAGTATAGAAAACAAAGAATTTAAGCTTGAGGTTTTAAGAATGGTACTTGAAACCGGATCTGGAAGGATTATTGATGATCCTCTTAAACGAGCTGACAAGTATTTGCAATGGTGTAATCAAGAAGATAAACCAAATGGTCCTTCTAAAAAAGACACTAGCAAAGTAGTCGAGATAAGCGGTGGCCCTCGCAAAAAATAATCAAACTTACGTCTGGATTCTCCAGGTAGCGTTATCATTTTAACTTTTATAAGGAGCTTGTGTTATGAGTACA